GTCTTTCAACTTACCTAGATGTTTCGTTAAAATTTTTTCATAAGATTCTTCGAATTCATTCTCTGTCATATTAGACAAATCTTTTTCGTTTTGAGAATAAACTTCCAAATCATAATATGGTGGGCATGTAAAAAGAAAGTCAAAAGACTCTGCATCATAATCTAGTGCATCAGAATGAATCCATTTAGGTTGATGTGAATCACATATCGACTCTGATTGTTTAAAGTTTGATTCAACTTGTTCCTTACGTATATCAGTGCCCACATAGTTTCTTTTGATCATTGAGGCTACAATACCTCTCACTGAACCTCCAGCAAAAGGATCAAATACAACATCATTTTCTTCAGTGAACCATCTATACATGATCTCACACAAAACTGGATCAAATACAGAAGTTGCTTTCTGTTTTTTCTGTAAGAGTTTAGATAATGAAAGTAAATTATCTTCTCTACCAAGTTCAGATTCTATACCCAAACTAAGCCAATATTTCTTACGATCTTTCCAATATTTTTGTTTGATGTCTAAAACTGAGATTGGCGGAACAACAAAAATGTCTTTAAGTTTTCTATCAGCCATTATATTTTCTCCATTATAGGAGATAGATATTTTTTCTTTCTTTCTATTGAACCGTATATGACTTGAATGTGTTGCATATCATCAAGAGTAAAAGATATGACTGAACGATTCGTGTTGATGTTTCTATCAGACCAAGAACTCTTACACTTACTTAAATCAACTAGAGCAACAAAAGCCTCAATGATTCTACCATTTTCATCAACTTTAAATTTCTTTAAAAGATGCACTGGAGTTTTTACGAAGCCATTACCTACCCAAGAATTCGAATCGGAAAAAGAGTTTTTGTCTTCTATGAGAATGTCTTCATACACATAGTCTGAACCATTAATCGTTTGCTCTTCATAGTTAGGTAAAATTTTCGACACCTGACGATACAAGGCGTTGTTTAATGGTCGTGCATAATTTTTGGCAATCTCAACCGTCACTTGATTCTCATTCTTCATTTCTTCTTTGAAGTCTCTACCCCAAGCCTTTTCTAGAGCAGGTATTCTGACATCATTAACTTCTTTTATAACTTCGGGCAATACCTTACGTATAGTCGAAATTAATTCGTTCATTTGAACTCCGCATTCGCCATGATTTCAGTCAGACAAGCAACAAGATTGATTTCAGCGTCAGCAACAAATGCTTGCTTGTATTGATAGTCAGCAAGAATGATAACAACCTGCGGTATACTCTGAGGCTTTATGATATCATATAATGAATCATAAAGTTTGCGGAAGAATGTCGTGTTATCAATTTCAGTTGTTGCTGCCCATTTACGGACGGATGTAAAGTCTTTTTCTTTCAGATGTTTGACGATCTGTGTGATAGAGATATCACCAATCTGAGAGAGGATGCCTACATCAATCTTGCCGAGTTGAGAGTAGCGTTGCAATTCATTAATAACACGACGAAAATCTGGAAAATGTTTCTTGATAAGTTCTGCAATTACTTTCTTATCATAGTCAACTTTTTCCGAATCTAGAACATGTTCAATGCGTTTAAAGAATGAGGAAGCCATTTGCGCTTTCTCACCATTCTGTAAGCCAAAATCAACTACAGCACAACGACTGTGCAGTGGATCAATGATTCTGGTTTTGTAATTACAAGTGAAGATAAAAGAACAGTTCGATGCGAACTCTTCAATTGCATTACGCAGTGCTGGTTGTGTTGAGTTTGGATTTAGATAATCCGCTTCATCAATGATGATGACCTTACGACCACCAGACAATGACATTGATGATGCATAGTTCTTAATCTTGTTTCGAAAGATGTCGATACCAGATTCATCAGAACCATTGATTACCATGTAGTCGCAACCGATTTCGTTGCACATGGCTTTGGCGATTGTTGTCTTGCCCACTCCTGCCCCACCAGACAGTAGCAGATTTGGAATCTGTTTCTGATTCACATATTCTTGAAAGACTGTTTTCAATCTTTCTGGTAGAATACAATCTGATACCGTTTGAGGGCGATACTTTTCTGTCCACAGAAGATGTTCCATGGTTACCTTTCACAAAAATCATAATGTAATATTATATCAGTCAGCGTTCAATCTTGCAACAACTTCCAAGTAATTTTCTTTTACTTGCCAACTAACGCCATCAACACCCTGTAGAATAGTTCTAGGACTAATTTCTTTATTAGGGCTATTCAATTCAAACACAGAGACAACCGCATCTCTATTGATGGCTACGGATTGACCATCAAATGTTGGTTCCGCATTTGTGAAGTAGATAAACTTATTCATGATCAAGCCTTTTCAAACTTTGAACCAGTTTCAGTTGCAATCCAGTATTGCAAATTGACGGCATTGTTTTTGAAATTTGAAACGCCCTTTGATGAAATCTTTACATCGTATGAACCAGAAATCATTTTGATGTTTTCGATTTTGAAGATCATTTTGTATTTGTCGCCGTTGCCCTGACCAATTTCAAGTGCGTCAGTGTGTGCTGCGTCATTTGACATATCAAGTGCAATCGCATAAATCTTTTGACCATCAGATTCAATTGCAACATGAGTTGAAGAAAGAACACTAGTTGCCTTCATAATCCAATCAAAGTCTTCTTGCTTCAGTTCAAAACTAACTTCAGGATCAGGCATTGTAACTGGCTTATCTGGTGCAGCAACAATCAAATTTGATGGACAAAAACGATATTTGATTTTACTACGACCCTGTAGACCAGAGATAAGAACATTGCTGTTATCAAACTCAATCACAGGATCATCTTTGTGAAGAGTCAACACAGACAGAAAGTTGTTAAGATCATATACACCAAACTCAGTTGGAATTTCTTCCGAGATTGATGCTTCAGCCATGACATTCTTTTGTGCAGAAACGGTGCGAAGTGTCTTACCTTTCTTGAAAAGAATACCTTGATTGATTGTTGCAAAGTTTTTAAGGATGTTAAGTGTATCACCAGAGAGTTTCATAATTTATTTCCTTGTCATATCATGATTATGTAAGGCCATTATAGCATAGTGAACAACTTTCATCAAGTCATCACGATTATAGCCGTTCTTTTTGCCGTAACGCTGTGCATACTTCATAATGTTTCCAATACAGAATCCTTCACCGTGCCCACTATCCATGATGAATTCTGATGCTTGAAATTTGTTTTGAGAGTAGTGTTGACCGTATGTCTTATCAACGTATTCTTTCAACTCTTTAAGAATACGGTCTTCACTATATTTGTATTCAATCACAAACGGCCTGTATACTGAGCAACAGCGGGCATGTTACCAGTAAATGCGTATGTGCCAATGTGCTGAGTCTTCATCCATGGGCAAAGCCAAACATCACCACCAATCTTGCGCCACATCTGACAGAACATATAGTCTTCTGATAGATAACGATCAGAACCACCACCTGTATAACTATCAACAGTGTCAATCACTGTATCAAAGTATGCATGAATGTATCGTGAACCATCAAAGTGTGCTTGACCAACATGATCTGGTTTGTAACGAATTTGTGGAAACGCTTCGGCCATTTTATCAAACACATGACGTTTAATCATCATATGACCTGTGCCAATTTCCATTACTTGAAGAGGCTCTGATACTTGAAATTGTTGTGTGCCTTTTACGACATTGAACACATATTCACCAACAAGATTTTCAAGTTCACGTGGATTTAAATCTGGATTGCGCCTTGCTGTTTCAGCAATGTTATTCCAGTTGATTGATTTTTTAGGATAAGGACCGCCAATTACATCCTTATCAAGTGCCATCAATGCAACGATATCATTCGGATCAAAATGAATATCAGAATCGATGAACATTAAGTGTGTATAGTCTGTGCGTAGAAATTCATCTACAAGATAATTTCTTGCTCTTGTGATGAGTGATTCGTTGAAGAGAAATGAGAACTTGACTTCAATGCCATATTTGATCATTACGGTTTGTAGATCAAGACATGATTTCATGTAGAGTCCGTGATTCATACCACCATACATTGGTGTAGCCACGAACAATTTATTTTTTCTTAGTTCTTCAAGATTGACTTGTATCTGCATAATTTACCCATGAAA